TTAAATGAAGTACAAAAATTAAAGAAAGAAATAGAAAAATTAAAGGAGAATAAGTAATGCCAGATATAACAGTATCATTTACAGACGCACAATGGACAAGAATAGTAGCAGCATCTACTGATATAAAAACTGTTTTTGATGGAAGCGGTGACGTTGATGCAGATTTTTTAGCGATTAAATATAAAAGATGGACTGAAAGTATAGTTAAAAGCTATGAGAAAAAACAAGCATCAATAGATGACTTCTAATGAAAGCCAAAAACAAGATAGTAAGGTTGCGTAAAAAACATCCTTTTATGTCTTCATCCGAGATTAGCAGGAAAGTAGGAGTCACTCGTATCTATGTCCATAACATTTTAAAAGATAATAACCTCGAAACTAATGTACCTAAACCTCAAAAAGTGATATACTGTAAAGTATGTGGAGATATAACTACAGATAAAGGTAGAATTCACAAAGGAAAATGCACTTTTAACTCAAGATTTATGAGATTAACATGCTCTTGGTGTAAAGTACCTTTTTACAGAAAAACAAAAATAGTTAAAGTTAGGATTAGGAATAAATTAAAAAATATTTATTGCACCTATAAATGTTATGGAGAATATAGAAAACACAATGCAGGTAAACAATGAACTTATAGAAAAGTGGGAGCCTAAAATACACAAAATGTTACAGAATGCTTATATTGAGGGGTGGGAGAAAGGAAGATTTAGTACAAGAACTAAGATTAACAATAATTAAAGCTGCAAACAAGTATGACCCTAACAGAAATGCATCATTCCACACTTATTTACACACAGCGATGGTAAACACACTTAGAACACTCCATACAAAGTCAACTAAAAAGGTAAAAACAGTCAGTATGGACAGAAATAACTCATCTGATTACTCAGATAATGATGATTTTACGTTAAAAGATTTATTACCAAGCGAAGACAATTTAATTGACGAAATTAGACTAGACCATTTTTTAAATTCTTTAGGCTTAGAAAATAGCGAAAAAGAATTCTTGACAATGAAGTTCAAAAATTATACTATGGAATACATACAAGATAATTTGACTGACACTTCAATATATAAAGTCAAGAAATCTTTAAGACATAAGTATAAAGAAGGAGAATAATTGGAAAATTACAATTTCATAGAGTCAGGACTTATATTTGGGTTATGTGAGTCACAGAATTACAAAGCTTTTACTCATCCTGTTAAAGACTTTTCACAACATGGCGACACGTATAAGTTTATTCAAGAACATTTAGATGAGTATTCAGAGTTCCCTACTAATCAAGTATTAATAGAGAAGTTCTCTCATCTTGCAACAGATGCACAAGATACTAACTTTCAGTATGCATTAGCAGAATTTAAAAAACAAGTTATGTTTAGACATATTGTTTCAGCTTTTTCTGAAAATAAACCTGTGCTAGAACAAAACCCAAAAAAAGCATTATCTTTAATAATGGATGGTTTACATGATGTAGAAATTTTACATGATGCAGATGTAGTTCAATACGATTGTGGAGAACTAGATAGATTTGAATTATGGAAAGATAAAAATAATAAAAGAGAATTAGGAGATGGTATGATTGGCATACCTACTCCATTTGAGGTTATCAATTCTACAGGTATGGGATGGCAACCGGGAGATTTAATTACCGCATATGCTAGACCGACAGTAGGTAAGACTTGGTTATGCTGCAAGATAGCCGCAATAGCAGTAGAAAAGGGGTTTAAGACTCTGTTAGTATCTACTGAAATGACACAAGCATCAATAAATTTAAGAATGGATGTTATATTAGGTAAGATGAGAGGTTTTAATTTATCTCATTCAGCTCTAAGAAATGGTAACGAAATAGATGAAAATGAGTATAAACGCTTTTTAAGAGACAGCGATTCTAAAAATCTATTGATATGTGACCATATTAGTGGAGAGGATAGTATATCATTGCCTAGTATTACAAACTTAGTAAGAAAGTATTCTCCTGACTTATTAATAATAGATGGAGTATATTTAATATCTCAAGAAGGTAATAGAGCAGCATGGGAACAATCACATTCTTTATTCTATGGTTTAAAGAACTTAGCCCTATCTACTAATACTGCAGTAATGGCATCAACCCAAGCGACAAGGGATGCGTCTGATATGTATATACCACCTGCTCCTAATCAAGTTGCATTTGGAGATGCCTTAATTAGAGCTTCAGACGTGGCAGTATCAATGTCTATGATGAAAGATGACCTTGATATGCCGATTCAAGATAAACGACAAATACAATTTCAAAAGTATAGAGATGGGGATTTACCATTTAATGAGTTTGAATTTATATGGAGGGTAAACAATGGACACATTGAGCAAACTAATGCATCAATCTAATAACCGAATTTTTTTAAATTTAAAATGTGCTAAATGTAGTGTTAATGGTAAATTTAAAACAGGTTTGACAGTTAAAGTACCACTATTAAAATCAGATGGTACAGCAAGAGTTAAAATATTAGGAATAATAAAAGATGACCCCGCATGTATAAAATGTGGGACAACATTTCCAGAAGGATATAGGCAGGTAAAAGATGACATCATATACAGGATTAGACCAACAAAGACTAAATATGATAGATTGGACTGAAATCTTAAATAAAATTGATGTAGATGTACCATTAGGTGCAGAACAATTCAATATTGAGTGTCCTTTCCATGTTGACGATAAACCCTCTTTAGCAATAAATACTGAAAAAGGTGTATGGATATGTTTTGCAGGATGTGGACAAGGTAGTTTAAAAAGTTTTATTAGAATTAAAACTGGATGGGGTGGGTCTGCTATTAATAAATTTATAGCTGATAATTCATCAGGTAACATTGAAAATATATTTCAAATAAATAACCCTGCACCTTTAGGATTACCACCATTAGAAGAAAAGGAATTCCCTTTTAAACAATATATGGTTCCTAAATGGGTGTTTAATAGAGGTTTTACTAAGTTTACTTTAAATAGATGGGGATGTGGTATTACACCAAGTAATGGATTAGTGATTCCTGCACACGATAAAGATTCTAAATTAGTCGGGTGGGTTATTAGAAGAGAGTTCGGTATACCTAAATATGTATATGCTAAGGGTTTCAAGAAATCTCATATACTATTCGGACAACATTTAATTGATACTTCTAATTCTGTATGTATAACTGAAGGTGCACTAGACGCGATGTGGTTAAATCAATTAGGATATCAAGCAGTAGCATTATTAGGTATGCAAATGTCTAAAGCACAGGAGGAGTTAATATTAAGATTACCTTCAAAAGAAATAATACTATGTTTAGATAATGATGTGGCAGGAAAAAAAGGTAGAGATTATATATTGACAAGATTATCTAACCGTGTTAATATATCTTATCTAAAGCTTCCTAATCAATATAAAGATGTACAAGAAGTAAAAAATTATGATACAATAAAAGAAACAATAAAAAACCGGAGAATCTGGTAAAGGAGAAACACATGGCAGGAATAGCCGATATCCAACAAAGATATGATAGTTATCAAAGTAATAGAAACTCTCAATCTAGCAATAACCAATACAAGGAACTATTTTTAAAACAAGATGGTGACCAAGCTTTTATAAAATCAATAGCAACAGGGACTCCTGAAGACCCTTGTTTAGCAGAGATTAGAATGCACACATTCCGTGAAGATGGAAGATGGCAGTCTGTGCTCCATACACAAGATGGACCTGCAGATGAGGTTCCAGAAGGAAGTATCCCATCTAGAAAGTTTGCTTTATGGGCGTATGTATCAGAAGTAATACACCCTGAGAAACCAAAAACAGGTTTAGCTGGGGACTTAGATTGGGAAGAAAAATCTATGCCTTCAGGTAAGACTATGTTCGTAGAGCCTATTAATGACTTTAAGATTATTACTTTAAGTTTTGGTAGGGGTAGATACCTTTGGAATGAACTTGTTGATATCTATAATGATTGGCAAGGACTTGATAAAGGAGTGCTTAGAATTAAAAGAAATGGTTTAAGCACTGATACGACTTACACTATCACAACAGTTTCCGATAAAACAATTGATATCCCAGATGATAAAATTAAGGAGACTAGTGAATTAAAACCGCTTGATGAATATTTTGCTGACAGGTATGGTAAAAGATATACCCCTTCAGCTAACAGTATTAATTCAACAACACCTAAAGATGCAGTATCCACCACTGAAGATGATTCAGACGGTGTGAAAATGCCCTTTTAGTGAACCTCCTCTCAATATCCTTCCTAAGTTTGACTCAGCTTAGGAAGGATTAATATCATGAAATCCATAATCGTACATAAAGATAACTTTAAAAGTATACTTAATACTTTAACTCAAGAGTATAGTGATATAACATCTTGGATAATAGATGTAGAAACTAATGGTTTAGATGTTTATGCTCAAGGCACTGTTCTATGTGGTATAGGTCTTACTCCAATGCTTAATCATACTTTATATGATTCAGCCCCTACTTATTATCTACCTTTTAGACATGATAATGATGATAATTTAAGTATGTCCGATATGAATGAGTTGATGCAATTCTTAAATAAGACTTGTAGAATACTAATCGGATACAATGTAAAGTTCGATGCTAAGTTTTTAGAAAAAGAAGGTATGGATATATCTAATATGCAGATGATTGACGTGTTAGTTATGGTTAGAATGACTGAATCTACTGCTGTAAATAAATTAAGTTTACTTGATATCACTATTAAAGACTATGGAGATAGTGCAGGACAGTATGATTTGGATACTGATAAAATTTTAAAGTCTAATAGAACTGATGGGGTAAGATGGAAAGATAATTATTCTTTAACACCAATAGAAATTCTTGGTCCTTATTGTATAGAAGATGTTAGGTGTACTAAAAGGTTATATATAGATAGATTAGCTAAGATTAAGAGTGCAGAGATGTCTGATTTACTTAGATTACAATGTAAGTTAAGTAGAGCACTATATGATATGGAGAGTAGAGGGGTAGCTATAGATAATAGTTATGCTAAGATTGCTAATAAAAAGATTATCGCTAGACTAAAGAAACTAGAGCAACGTATATACGATTTAGCTAAAGATGAGTTGGGATTTGATAAGATTAACTTTGAGTTTAATATTAGTAGCCCATCTCAAATAGGTGAGATATTTAATAAAATGAACATCCATTCCCCTGTTCAAACAACCACAGGAGCAGAAGCATGGAATGAAGCAGTTCTTGTACAAGTTAATCATCCTTTAGCAGGTTTGATAAGACAGTTCAGAACTCTTACTAAATTTAATTCTACGTATATAGAACCTTATTTAGAATTACCTGTACTACATACAGGGTTTAAGAATTGGGGGACTGTCACAGGTAGGCTATCATCTAGTAATCCTAATCTACAGAATATACCTAGAGACGTTATATATGTTGCAGATAGGGAATTAAATGACGAGCAGCGTAATGAAGTTAAGGGTAGAATATCCGCACTTGTATCAAGTAAAGGGGGAGACTCTACAGTAACACTTACAGATGATGTTATAGATACATGGAGTTTCTTAGGTGGAGATAAGTTTGATGTTAAAGATAAAACACAGATTGCTATCCGACACCTATTTGTACCAAGAAAAGACTATACTTTAATGGCTTATGATTACTCTCAGATGGAAGTTAGAGTATTTATGTATTATGTTAATAATCCCGAGATGAATGAATTAATGAAACAAGATGATGTAGACTTTCATGGCGAAGCGGCTAAGATAGCTTTTAATATGGATGAAGATAATCCTGAATTTAAGTTTTATAGACAGTTAGCTAAGTCCATTACTTTTGGAGTTATATATGGTATAGGTAAAGATAAACTTGCTATGCAATTAAATACCAGTGCTAATGAAGCATTTAGATATAAGAAAACATATTTAGAAAATATGAAAGGGTCAAAAGAATTTTTTAACTCTGTGGTTAAGACTATTGAATCCAAAGGGTGGATAAGAAATAAATATGGTAGAATATATAAAGTTCCTAAAGATTATGCATATAGAGGAGTAAATTATTTGATTCAAGGCACTAGTGCTGATATAATGAGTGAAAGAATAGTAGAAATACATGACTATTTAAAAGATAAGAAGAGTAACTTACTACTTCAAGTACATGATGAAGTTATCTGTGAGATACATAAAGATGAAGTAGAGGAAGTAGCTCCTAAGATTAAGGAGTTAATGAAAGAAAACACATTAAATATACCACTTGGAGTAGATATGGAAGTCTGTAAACCATCGTGGGCAGTAAAACAGGATTATAAAGTATGAAAATAACAGCAAAGAATAACGAACCATTTGAAAAATTATTACGCAGGTTTAAAAAGTCTGTAGAGAAAGATGATATAATTAAGATATATAGAAATAAACAAGAATTTACACCTAAAAGTGTACAGAAACAACTGAAGATAAAAAATAAATTAAGGAAAAGTAGAGAAAATGGCAAAGGTTAAGAAAAAAACATTAAAAGAAAAACTAAATGACTACTTACAAGATTCTGAAGAATCAGTCATGTTATATGACAATTACGAAGATGCCTTTGTAGGATTAGGATATCAACAATATAAAGGTCCGATAGCTATATACGATGCAAAGAAATGTGTAGAAATACTAATTGAAGAGTATATGTTAGACCCTGACTGTGAAAGCAGAGAAAGGGCAGAAGAAATGGCTGTAGAATATTTTGAATACAATAGTGTAGGAGCATGGTATGGAGAAGGTACTCCAATATTCATGTCATCTACTAAGGAGGACTTATAAATGCCGTCAGGATGGAATAACCCTAACTTTAAAGGGGATTTTACAGAAGGGGAGTGGCAAGATAGAAAAAAGAACTATCCTAATTTATCATGGGAAGAATATAGACAACTAAAAGATTGGGATGTAGAAGAAAAAATGAAGAATAAACAATATAGCTTTACTGAAGCATATAATAAAAAACCTGATACAGAAAATATACTAACAATAGATACTGAAGATATTACAATTCCCGGTCTAAGTGATGAAGAAGATATAAATAAAAATGCAGATATAGACCCTGTACATTACCATATGGAGATAGAACCTTTTGATTACATACATGATAATCAACTAAACTTTGCAGAGGGTAATGTGGTAAAATATATAACAAGGTGGAGATACAAAGATGGTATCAAAGACCTTTACAAAGCAAAGCAATACATAGATATGTTGATAGCTAAGGAACTTACTAATGACCACAATGACTAATCATGACCCAAGATATGGGTATACTAGAACAACCCGTTTAGGCAAGTTGGGGGAAAAAATCTTAAAGGATGTGTTAACTAAAAATAATGCATGTGTAGTAAATGAGCAGACCGATATAAAGATACAATACCAAGGGATAGACCTTGTAGTAGAAATTGTACTGGATATTTATTTAGAAAAGTTCATAGGTAAAAGAATATTTACTACAGATGTAAAATATGATGAAACGTCTAATGAAACTGGTAATGTGGCTTATGAATTAGAGAGCAGTAAAAATAACATAGGATGGTTTTTTAAACTCGAAGTTGATACTTTTACACATGTTTTGCCAGATAGAGGAGAAATGATTATAGTAAAAGCTCCTGAAGTGCGTAAATTTTATAAAGAAAACCCTAATTTATTTTATCATCCTATGGGGCATATAGGTCCCACTGCAAGAGGAAATGCAAAAAAAACAATTATAGCTTGTTTACCAGTAGATATACTAAAAGAACAAGACTTTACATTAACAATAAAATTCGATAAGGAGAAATATAATGGCTAAAGTAGGAGTAAAATTAGGATTTACATTTAGAGTAGGTCCACTAGATACAAATCAGTATGCAAGAATGGACATGGAAATACATGACCTTGATACTGAACTACCAATAGATGAGCAACTAAAAGAAGCAGGGTTGACTATCGATAAAGCATACACTACAATACATGATAAAGTGGATGAAGGAATAAAGAATATCCTATCTAAGGGTAAGAAATAATGGATAGGGAGCATGTGAGGATGATTGTGACAGAACAGTTTCTAGCAG